AACTGAAGAAGAACTATTTGGCTATGAAGTAGTAGGAACTTATCAGATTGATATTTCAGATATCAACATAGTAGATCATGATACAGTTCTAATAGAAGGAAGAGACGCAATAGTTCACGCTTACGGTAGAGAAAATATAGTAGCTCGTATTGGCGCAGATGATTACATCAATGGAAGAATACAATCTTTTGATTTTGAAGCTGGAGCTTTAGTTGGTTCTGAAGTTGTAACAATAACAATAGAAGAATCCAGAAGATTAGATGATTATTCTAATACATCTTTCACAAGATATATACCTAACCCTCAATTAGTTGAAGATTTTTCAGAGTCTTATGATTTTAGTAGATCTGGAGGAGAATACACTTCAAAAAGAAAAATAGGTCTCACATATAAGCAAGAAGCGGGAGATCAATTTTTAAATGACGCAAAAGTATTTTTAACGAATTACTATTTTGCAAATAGACCTGACTTTGGATATCAAGAAGATGGTATTTCAGAAAATGCGAGGTTAGATGACAAGTTTCGAGGACTTATTAGTGAAACTTATGATCTAATTGGTTTATCTGTAGAATTAAATGAAGATGTTTCTACTTCTTTTGTAGATACCGCAAAAAATGTCGGGAGAAAAGAAACTCAATCTATAGATATAACTAAACAAGGTTTTGTTAATAAAACTTTTAATATACAATTATCTGCTTTAAGACAGGATTCTGAGAATGTTTTAAATACAGCTATTGGGGAAATAATAGATGAACTAAAAGCGAGTGAAGCTAGTGAATTTGGTTCTCCCTCTTCTATTTCTAAGGGCATATCTAGAGATGGATATACCGCAACTTTAACTGTAAAATTTACTACAGACCCATCATCTCAAGATGAAATAATATCTTACACTGGGGCAGAGACTAAAGCTGGTAAATTTAAAGAATATACTTTAAATATCCGATATAATTCTTTAGGAAAAAATAATAAAGAAAAATTTGTTAATGCAAAAGCTGTTTGGATTAGAGAACAACCTTTCCAAGAAACTAGGATTGCTAGACTTTTTCATCCTACTGTTCCTATCTATGAAAAATCTAGGAACACGAACTTTGCTAAATCAGAAGGTAATATTTCTGAAACTATTATGTTCACAACAGACGATTCTTATAAAGATAACGACGATGGCGTTTTAAAATTAAAAAAAACATTGAATAAAACACATCAAATCAATAGAATTGAGAAATTTTTAGATTTACAAAACCTAAAAGAACAAGTTGTAACAAAAAATTTAAAAACAGTTGGTAATGCTAGTGTGTCTGCACAGGCAGTAGTTAGTCAAAGTGCAGGTATTTATCAAGCAAAAACAATATTAGAAGAAAAGACGGAAGAGTTAACAGAATTAGTGAATGAAGATATCACACATATTACATCTGATTCAATAACTTTAAATCTTGGAGAAGGTCAAGCAACAAGAACTATCAACTATTTATTTCTTAAAGATGAGTGAAGCAATTACATATGGTTCTTATAACTTTCCTAGTCCTACTCCTTTGGTTGGGCAGTCTGTTGAACCTGTCTACATACAAGGAAAGGTAGATCATTTTTTAGAAAATATAAATTTAATCGGCACTTTAACTGGGGTAGATTTAAGTGGCTTGCACTTGCAAAAAATGCAAATGATAAGTGGTCTACTCCCAGATTTTCAAACTCTGTCGATCACTCATGGGTCATCAACTACAGGATTCGCTTTTTCGAAACCAAATTCAATAACATTTGATGATTCAGATTTAACTACGGTTTTACCCTACTCTGTTTCTTTAACTTCTTACACAGATAGATCTTTTTCAAAATTTTTTGGCATAACAAATCCTGTTGACAACTGGAGCTTCAACGAAGAACAAGGAAAAATAACTCAAGCAACACACAATGTATCAGCAGTGGGCGTAAAGGCTAATTCTTCAGCGGCATTAGTAAATGCTAAAAACTTTGTTGATTCTAGAGTCACTGGTTATTATAACTTAAGTTTGTTTCAAACTGGGGCGACTGGATTTTTAGTAAGTAAAAATGAAAGCATTGATCGAAAAGCAAATTCTTACTCTATCACAGAAACTTATAAATATAACACTAGTGAAAATCCTATAACAGATTCTGGAATTACTACATCTAATACGCAAATATCATTTGATAAAAATGGAGGATTAAGTGTTGGGGTGAATGTTTCTGTCCAAGGATCAATGTTGGCTGGAAAAGATGGGGTAGGGATGCTGGACACAGGAGTGATCACAGCAGATATGGCATCTGGTATAGCCGTAAATGCTGTTGTGTCATCTTTATCTGATTATGAAAGTGGAGCCTATACATTTAGCGCAAGAAAGCCCTCTTCTGTTAATTATAAAGTTGATACAGGATCAAATAAAATTGATTTTGCTTTTACGTTTGATGACCCTGAAAATTTAGATCAAATAGGAAATGTCATTCACAAAAAATCTGCTAGTGTATCTGCATCAAAAGATAATTCAAAGATAACAGTTGCTGTTAATGGGAACATTGAATATAATAATCCGTTTAACATTATTCCCACAGGAGACCCAGCAACAGGGCAGCGCTTTCTAGAGGTCGATAGTTTTTTCAGCGGTGTCCAAGACGATTCTGGTTTTTTAAATTTAGCTATTGAAGCACTACAAGATTTTACTGGAGATGCCACAGGTTACCACATAAGTGGAGATTATTTAAATCCTGTTGAAATAAATAAAAGTATAAATAAAGATCCTCAGAATAGTTCTATTTCTTATTCTTTATCTTTTGATAATAGGATAGATATTTCTGCTGGAACTTTGACTGGGCTTAAAGTTTCAATATCAGATAAAAAACCCATAGAACTAAGTGGTATTGTTCCCAGTCTTGGGGGATTTGCTAAACAAAAGTTAATAGAAAGAACGGCTGGAGAAATAACAGTCAACGCTACTTGCGAGGCAGAGACAGGTAGCTTGCCACAATTAAAAGATGTTGTGAGTGGGCATTTAACAGGAGTATTTACATTTGCAGAAAGTAGTAGTGTAAATGAGAATACATTATCATTTAACATGAGTAGATATTACTAGTATGAGTCGGAACGCATTAGAATACTCCACAATAGAAGCTCTTGGGAAAACCGATAGGCTTTTAGTGTTTTATGATTTTTCTGGAATGAGCGGAAGGCACATCGGTATTGATAGCCTTAGTTCTTCTATTAATTATGGAGTTATAGAAAATTGTGATCCAGCATCAAATACAGGTATTTATAGCGGAGTTGTTGTTGGCTTTGGGGGAAGCAGTGCTGATGCTAAAAAATATACTACAGGAACATTTTTAAAAGATGATAAGGCTCATTTAAATTTATCTAATATAAAAGTAACAGGAACTAGTAATTTGCCGTATTCCAATCAATCGGTTATTTTTGATTTTGAATTTAATGAGGCTGTAACAAACTGTGTTTTATTTGGTTCCTTGGGTAAAGGATCTGAGACAATAAACTCAGAAGTGGTATCAGGGGCAAGCGGTTATAACTTTGGGATAAATGATAGAGGGAAGTTGTTTTATCAAGGTTTTGATAAGGGTGGAGATTTTATCCACACAGCAAATTCTATAGAATTGTCTCGTAGAAATATTGTCAGTTTTTCTTTAGGAAATAATAATTTATCTTTAAGTAGAGTAGATGTCTTAAACAACTCAATAGATTCCGAAGACTTTTCTATAGATACAGAATTTATTGCTAATACCAGTAGATTTTATTTAGGAGGATCTAATGAATATTTTAGAACAGGGCCAGATGGAGCTTCAGGAGAATATGTGACTTCAAAGGTTAACTTAAAATCATTTGCATTATTTTCTGGTTTTTTACCTCAAAGTTCAGTGTTCACAATATCCAGTGGATTAATTGGTGATTACTTTGAGTCAAGTTCTACTGATATATCTTCAAGAAGAATTACTGGATATAATCAAATAACAACATTTAAAACAGGTATAACTGGTTATGATTATCAACATACGGGTAGTATTGAAATATCTACTGCCAGATATATGTTATCAGGAGGAATAAGTTTTGATACCAATACAAATACAGGAGAAGGAGATAGATATTTTGAGTATAATGCTTTTATTGAAAGTGGAATAAAAACATTTTCTAAACAAGAGGTAGGATTTTTAAAGGGAGATTCTGGTTATCAATATTTACCTACTGGAGAAGGGGCTTTTGATACGCTTGGTCTGCAAAATGTTGAAGGAGCAGTCGGTGAATACATAGAAGAGCAAGCTATCTCTGGCGCTCAGAAAGTTCTTGTGAAACTTTTTGGTTCAAGAATACAAACTGGTATTTTAGAAGAAGTTAGTGGTGTCATTCAACAGCCTATTTATGAAGATATAATAGACGGAGAAGTGTTTATAAGTTCTGGCGTGGAAATGAGTGCAGAGTCAGAATTGTTTAAGAAGGATTATATTTATTACTTAGGAGAAAGATTATGATTTACGAGAGTGTTGTAACAACAGGTCGGGTATCTATATCAGGGTGTTCTTCTCCTGATATGGGGTCAGATATTGTTGAGAAAAGGAATGTTGTCGCTATCAATACAGCTAGTGAGTTTTACTATGATAGGGATTTAACAACAGGGTTGGATTTTAACACAGAAAGAAGTTCTATAAGATTATCGCTGAACGGGCAAACTCTTCAACAAGAGATCCCGCAAGAAACGCAAACAATAAATCAAAGTATCTATCAGATATTTACAGGAGATTTCTTTACAAAAAAAGAATCTGCTCCAATTCTAGAAAGAACTACTATAAATTTTGATGCCACAACTCCCGCTAAAGCTACATCAACTATTGTATATAATATCGTTACTGGCGGTATTTTTGCAGGAGAGAAAGATTTCGGAAGAAGTCTAAAAACTGGAATCACAAATAGTCGAGGACGATTGAATGTCTTTTCAGATTTTGATTACTTTTTAAATGGTCAGAAAGTTTACTCTGGGCAGGGAGTTGGTGTTTTTCTAGGGTCAGAATTCGCGGGGTTGACCGCGACTGGGTTTCAACCAAGTTTTAGCACTGCTGCAAATGTAAATGGAGTAGTTATAGATGAAAGAAAGACATTTTTTAAATACACTGCGAGTAGAAAGAGTAAAAATACACTGTCAGCTACTGGTGTTTCTCCAGATATGCAAGGACAGAAATTTATCGAGAAAAGAACGAATTTTTACATAAATGGAGTCGAAGAGCTTCAATCTAATTATTTAGAGCTATATTCAGGTGTAAGAATTATTAAATCAGGTGCTTCTGCTACACTGCCAAGCTCTGGTTTTGAACCATATGTTGTGGGGGGTGAAAACTCCATAGAACAATTTATTTTATGAGGGAATCAATTACAAAACTAGATTTAAATTTTACTAATGCAGGTGGAGGTCACAGTGCATCGGTAACCTCTATTGTAGACGCTAAAAATCTAGATTCATCTAAAGGGTTAGGAATTGTAATAGGAAATCTTGGAGAAATAAATTCTTTCTCTAATGATGAATTACAATCTTTAATGAATAACTATGTATGCACAGAAATTACTACAAATGCAGATCCTACAAAGAAAACAATCAGCAGGAAATATATTGACAAAGTAAGTTTGATTTTAGAATCTATTATCGTATTAGTGAGGGGAGTGAATTGTCCTCCAGATAATACTTTAAATTTTAATGGACCGTTTGCACCATTTGCCGAAGTTATCAACGCTCCAAACATTAGGGGTTTAGAACCCTTCCCCTCTGTTGGGCCTCAAAGAGAGGGATCTATTATTAAAGCAGGGAAGATTTACAATTTTGAAACAGCGGCGAAGTTTGATGGCACAAAAATATCTTTGTATTATAATAAGAGAGGGCAACCAATAGAAGATTTATCTTTAAATTTAGGTTCTGTTACCACAGAGTATAGAAACAATCCTGATTTATCTCAATATAACTTCCGAGGAGGTTATACTTTAAAAGAATTTGGAGATATTGTTCGATTAGCAGGTATCCCTATAATTGGGTTGCCTCAAACTGAAGCTACTAACAGTATAATATTTGAAGCGACAGGAACTTTAGCAAGCGTCATTGGAACTGTAGCCTCCTACTTAGGCTATTATTGGTATATAGACCCATCGACATATTCAATTAGGTTTATTAATTCTCAAGAAGCTTCAACTTTACAAATTAGAGATTATACTAATAGTTCAAGTGAAAATATTATATCTGCATCATTTACTAAAAGTCAAAGATCTAATTTGATTGTGAATACATATGTGGGGACCACTGAGAAGCCACAAGACAATTCAGACAGATCAAATGAAAATGATGATAGACCAAAACCAGTTTTCTTCAAAAGAATACCATTTAGAAAAACTGATGTTTTCAAGGAAATGTTAGGTTATCCAGAAATGGGCATATTCTTTGGAATATTCAATCAAAATGAAGGCACTGATGTTTTTGATAAATTTACATATATTTTGATGCACGGAAATGTCAAGCCAAAAAACGGTGAGGCTCCAAACGAAAAAAGACTTGGTAGAATATTAGATTTTAAAAAGTTATACGATTACTCTCCCTTTAATACTCAGACTTGGCATTGGAGTGGGGCTGGAGACAACAAACCCTTTTTATATGGCGAGGCTAATGCAAAAGAAACAAATGAAGACAATCCAACTGAGTTGCCAAAATTAGACAGAATTACTGATGAATTTGTATATAAATTACTAAAATATAAACCAACTAATGACGAGGGCAAGCAAACAGGTAGAGCTAAAATAATGCCTAGACCCTCTGGCAGCCCGCTTTATGAATATTTGAATACATACTTCCCACTTGCAGGAGGAGTTTATATTACTAATGCTTACAGTGATTATAAAACAGCAAGAATGAGTTTCCAAAACACTGGAAACATGACTGTATTAGGACCATTCAGAGGAGATAAAAAAGTAAGAGAAATTGATGATTTGTCTATGTTGAATGATTGGCTACAACTTCTTACTAAATCAAAAGAGGATAAAGATAACCCTAATCCACAAACAGAGGTTACTATCATGGATTTAGCAGAATCCACTAATGGTGACGCTAAAATATCTAGATCAAAAGAAAAAGCTCACTTTTTTATAGGCATAAGAAATATACCCTCACTTGAAAAGAAAAATGCTGGAGAAGATGGAGATGAAGAGGATCAGCCTCTTAATTATGCCCCTCTTCAAGAAAATCTAGAATTTTTTGAACCTTCAAACAGGAAGAGACAATTTTTCATTGGAGGAGCTACCGACGAGGTGGGGAATGTTTTTGACGGTGTATATGATTTGGCAGAAAAATCATTTAAAAAATACAAGAAGGCAATTGTTGGTAAAAAATCAATAAAATTGAAATATATTAGAAGTAAAACTAGAGTTAATGATGTAGAGGAAGACGATGAAGAAAAAGAGGACGATGCAGTAGCAGAGTCAAGTGACGCTCAACAGCAACTTAACGAGCTTTTCGACAAGGTAGAGTTTAAATCTTACAAGGTAGATTCTCCACCTTATGACAGGACGAACAAATTAACTTTATCGTCGGCTAGTGGTAGCACTATAGAGATGGAGAAATTGAAACAGATCAAAGGGTCTCTTGTTAATCCAAACATTCGTCCAGCTTCATCTTCAAGAACTTTATACGGATTACATATACCTAGATTTACTCCAACAATAAATTCTTTGTCTATTTCAGTAGGTTCTGGAGGAATAACGACTACAATTGGTGAGTCTACATTATCACTTATACCACCAGATCAGACATTCTCCATAGATTCCTTTGGAAATACAAATGCAAGGAAAGGGAATATACCGTCTACGTTTAATGCTTCTCAGAGAAACTTCTTTAAATTATGATTTGCAGATTAGTATGAGTTTTCTGCAATCTTTAGGTGGAATATCTCCATAAGACTCCCAATTTGCGGCTTCCTCATTCCTGTATTTCTCTTGCTTCCAGAACGTCCTGAGAAGAGCTTTGAAATCTTCAAAGGTCTTCACTCCCAATTCTTCAGACAAAGCCTTCTGAAGCGTCCCTGCGGGCGTTAATGGGAGCATGGCAGAGTCGCTAGAAGCATCATATTCCACAGTATTTGAATTATTGGCTCCTTTTGACTTATCAATCTCATCTGCTCCTACAATGTGGATATTCAGATAGTTACGAACACAACGAACAAAAGCTCGGTTACAAGCAATTGTTTCTAGAAATTTAGCACAAAAAGCGTCTGTATTTTGCAGTGTCGCATTTGCGACATCTTGGTAAACAACACCTTGATTGTTGCTTTCGTAATTAGGAGACCAAGCAATTTCACAATTAGCTACAACATAATTATCACTAATGTGATCAGTTCTGAATGAAACACTCTCAAATCCTCTGAGTCGAGCCAACTCCTTAATGCCTCCTAGCATGATTAAAAGCTGCTTATCAGAGAGACCCTCCACAGAACTTGGAACGTCTTTTTTTCTTGAGGCAAACCAATCCTTATTAGGATAGAGGAATTCCTCCTTAATCATGGCTCGCCAGTTAACGGAACCATCTTCATTAAATTCGTAGTCTGCATTCCCAAGCAATCCATGCTCGTTTCGCTTGTAAACATCAGGCCCGTAAATTTTTTTATCACTCATCTTGTTCAGTATAGATCCTAAAGAATTCTAGATCAAGATAAAAATGATCTAAATTTTTTCTTGAATTCAATTCAAAAAAACTTGTGAAAACTTTATTGCCACAAACTACTTGTTTATTGCTTTTAATTTTGAGTTGATCTAAGCCTTCTTCGTTTATCTTATTTTTATTAATTTTAATTAATCCTTCTACATCTAAATAATTGATTAAGAAATCAAAATTTTTGGCTCTTTCGTCAGAAAGGTTTTCCGCAGATGTGCAGATAATAACGTGAGGAATAGAAGATTTTTTTATTTCGTTCAAGAATTCTGAATCAAATGAATCTGCTTTATATACAATCTTATTAATTCGTCCAGAGTATAAAAATTTTAAATTGATAGGTTTTGATAAAGTTACTTCTACTTTATTGTTTTTTATAATATTTGACAAGACTTGCTCATTGTGAGCATAATCCATCCTAACATCAATGTGAGATGCTCTTACTTCAGTATTTTGAGTCGGGATGACTTCTACAAAACTTGAGGTGTAATTATTGCCTATGAAAATAGTTTTGTGGTTAATTGTTTTATTTATGTCTAATACATCAAGCACAGCTTGAGCTATTTCTTCTGGTTTAATGAAATTGATAGTTTTAGGATGCTCTTCTAAAGAGAAAGAAGGTTTCTTGCCCCCTCTATCCGATTCAATAACTATAGCTTTACTTTTTTCATTCCAAAGAGGAGAGCAAGTATTTGCATAAGTATGAGAATAAATGCCCACTACTGGTTTGTCCAGAGCAGAAGCGATATGGACAGGGACGCTATCAATCCCTACATGACCCAAAGAATTATTAATAATGTATGAACATTGTTTTAAAGTATTTGTGGGAATATGTTTATCTACTCCTTCAATTGTTTCTTCTCCAGCGGCTCCAATTTGGATTACTTTTATATCTCCTAGTTCTGGCTTAAGCAAAGACAAAACATCAGTCCACAAATTGTATTCTTTTGATTGAACTTTCTTATCGTTATGTATGGTTATATATTTATCCTCTAAGATTGGAAAGTAATGAGTTTTTAAAACTGGTTTCCCGATTTTTACTCCACAGGATTTTGCATATTCTTCTGCTAAATGGCTCATCGTAATTCAAATTGGGTTTTATCTTTGCCGTTATGTAGATAATTTAAGTGCCTTTGTGTCCCTATGTTTGGCAAAAAGGCTATATCAAAATATCCTTCATGGTCTCCCTTTCCTTCAAGAAATAGTAAGTTTTCAACTTGAGGAGAGTAAGGAAGTAATTTGTGAACATTTGGATTATCTTCAATCATTGGGTAGAATTGAGGTTTGGTAAATATATATATATTTTTATCTGGATATGTAACTTTTAAGTTTTCCATTAAGGAATTTAAAATTAAAATATCTCCAGCAGATTCGGGTAAAACCACAGCAATTCTATTTTCACAACCTTCATCTCCTAGAACATCTTCTAAGCTTAAGGTTTTTTTAGATTGATCTTTTTTCTGTTCTTCTTTCGGCTCTGGTTTTTTTAAAGAAAAAAGTATTTTCTTTAATTTGTCGCAAATAGTTTGCGTTGAAAATTCTTCTTTTACATACTCCATCCCTCTTGTTGATAATTCTTTCTTATCGGAGTCTGTCATGCTATAAACTTTCCAAAGTTTATCCGCTATATCATTAGGGCATGTAGATGCCTTAATAAATTGAGTGGAAGGTTCCCTATACTCATTCCATTTTAGAGGAATACCTCCTTGGTTTTTGTAGCAAGAATCAGTGCCACAAGAATATTCGGTAACCAAGGTTATTAAACCAGCAGCTTTAGCCTCTTGAATTGGCAATTCTTGACCTCCACTGGTGAATGGATGGCAATATACATCCATGCAATTATATAATTCATTTAATTGTTCTTCACAAATGCCCTTTATACTGCTTTTTGTTTTAAAAGTTTTTTCTTTTTTGCATTTAGGACAATTTTTATCTTCCCCTTGATATGGAGCTACATAGTAAAAACCACAAGAATGACAAAGATATGTTGATAAGACATCTTCTGAATTAATATCCATCTCTTTGAGATATCTAGGTATATCCCATCCTGATCCAATTTCTGCCCAATCTGTATGTAGCAGTAATTTTGCTTTTACTTCTGGATTATCTTCTTTAAATGTCTTGAAGCCCCGCAAAATATTTGGGACAGATTTTCTTAATTGATTTTTAAAAACGAATCCAATTACAAAAGAATCATCTATGCCAAAGTTTTTCCTTATTTCAGATCTATTTTCTAAAGGTTTAAAGTTACTATAGTCAACGGCCCCATGTAGAGTTTCTACATTTTTATGCCCAAGTCTCTTCATCTCTTTTTCTGCAAAAGAGGCCCAAACAAGCATCTTATCGCATAGAGGCTCCATTTGTAGGGCTTGGTCCAAAATTGGCAAACTATCTAGAGTGGTCCAAAGAACTTTGTTTATTTTATTCCACCAAGGTTTATTTTGATAATCAGAAAAAGCCCAAATATCTTCTATACCAAGATATACATCAGGCTTACATTCTTCTACAATATCGTCTATTGTATAATATCCATATTGAGCCATTCTTTCTTTAGGCCCGTCTCCTTTTATCGCATTAAGCACGTTAGGGTCTGTAGGATGTGTCCCATAACTTTGCCAAGGAGTAAGTAGATCCGCTCCATATTTAGACCCATTTCCTGCTTCAATGACTTCTATGTCTGGATCTTCATGCAAATGCATTAGAATATTTTTGGCATTTTTGCCAAAACCAGTAACAAGTCTGCTGTGATTAGAGTGAACTAATACTTTTAGTTTTTTAGAATGGGACTCCATAATCGTCATCTTCTGCTATCTCTTGTTGAGGCTCCTCGGGCTTTTTACTTTGATAGTTAGATTTTTGGCTTTGATAAGCATCTGCCACGACAAAAGATTCTAAAATGTATTTTTTTAGAAGTTCTGATAAAACTTCTGTCTCTCCAGCTTCTAAGGGAAGTTTGAATGTCATAGAAGAGTTTCGGGTAACACTAACTCCAAATGCAGGAGTTTCGTGCCACTGCTCTCCATCTTTCGCCATAATTTTTCTCTTTTTATCCCAAGGAGTAAATTTGATGATTGTAGTATCATCATTCCTCCGATGGAAAGCCACGAAAGGTATTCTAGTTTTAAAGGAAGAGAGAATTTCTCCAGCTTCATTTGCTGAAAGTTTGATTGTGCCAGATTTCTCAGGATTCTTGGCATTTTCCTTAAAAGAGCCACTTTTTGTCTTATCATTCCAGCTATGTTGTTGAATCATTGAGACATACATAACTGCGTTATTTTTTTTGTCTTTGGCTAGATCGAAGCTAAAAGCTGCGCCTGTATTTTTGGAGTTTGGCTTATAAAGAGTAAATTTCATTGAATTCGTGTAATGTATTGAAGATAATCTATTGTATTATGGCATTTAACAAAATTCAACCTGAACAAATCCAGATGCCCACTTTTTTTAGTGATTCTGGTGATTTAAACATTAGCCAAGTAACTGATACTGGCGTTCAGATAAATGTATCTAGGGATCTAACGGGAGATTTTTCTTTTTCAGGGCAGTTATTGACTGATGGAAGAGAGGTTTTTGGTATGCCTAATAATATTGACAGTAACACATTTGATAGTAAAAGTGGTAATTTGTTATTTAAGGGAGTTAATACAGAGATGGGTGCAGATGCAAATACTAATGGTAATCTTGCGCTTTATTCTGTTAATGGAGATATCAGTGGACTTAGAAACGTAGTGGTTCGTGGCTCTAACATTACATTCAATACAGGGAGCCAAGACAATGTTGTTTTAGCAGGAAACTCGGTTACTTTCTCTAAAGAGGCTACTGGATGTGTCGCTATAAAAGATAGTCTTTCTAGCACATCAATGCTTGTAAACAAGCAAGAGAGTTTAAATATTCAGTTCAAAAGCGGCACTTATATAAATGGAGGGGATACTTATCTAGGACGACATCTTTCAGTTCAATCATCAGGAATCGTTTCAGGAACTTTACAATGTCTGGGAGCAAGCATTTTATCAGGGAATACTACTTTTGGTAGTGCTGCAACGCAGTCTGCTACTTTTCACAACACCGCAAGATTCAAGACAGGCTTTGCTTTGCCTTTGTGGTCAGGGAATGGATCTCAAGCTGGAACAAGCGCACAACCAGCAACAGGAGCTTTAGCTATATCAGGAAATAAACTATTAGTTTTTGTAGGAGGTAGCTGGGGAAGTGTTGATATTACAAATATAGGAACTGTTTAATCGTAATCTACTTTAATAGATTTATTCTCAAACTTCGCAGCTTTTTCTGAAGGGTGTTTTTTGCCCACTTCTCTTTCATAGCTTTCAAAGTGTTTCTTTTTAACTGGATCTACCCCTCCTGATTTTTCTGCTCTTTTTTCACTAAGTTCTGAAGAGTAATCCATCATGTCTCCAAATGTGCCTTTCATGTTAGCTGTTTTATCTAAAAAGGCATTACTGTTAAATGGGTCTGCATTTGAAGAAATTGCAGCATTAGGGATATCCCAAACCCTTCCCCACTCCACCCCATCTTCAGAGTAGGTATGGTCATCGTTCATTCGTTGAACAACTTCCTTATACCTCTCCTCAGTAGGGTGCTTGTAAGTATATATTGGCATTAATTTATTTTGATTTTTCGTTGCTCACTAACACATTTTTTTGGCATTGTGACGGTGAGTAAACCATTTTCCGTTTCGCAGCTAATATTCTCTACAGATACAGCGCCATATAAATTTAATTTAAATTCTTTTTGACGTTTGTTGTTTTTAGCTTTGATAATCAAGTTGTCGTTTGTTGCGGTAATATCAATATCATCTTTGGCAAAGCCAGCAAGCTCAAATTCAGCAGTGTATACATCACCGCAATCCTTCACATCAGCGTGTTTACTTGTCCCGTATGCGTCAAAGAAGCTATCCAATAAGTGTGTATTTAATTTGTAATTCATGCTATGGTCTTTATCATTTTTCATGCCATTTAAAAATCGCTGTATATACGGTCTAAAATAGAATCAACTGTTTTAGAATATGTAAATTTGTCCCGCAATTTTGTCCCTTCTGTGTTAAGTTGTCCCGCTTTTTCAACAGCTTTATCGAATGCTTCTAAAATATCATCACCACTCAACTTATAGTATTCTCCCTGATTAAACGATGCTCCCTCTCTAAAGAAAAAATTGTCATAACAAGGTTGTTTACCGATAGGATCTACCAATATGCTATTTTCTTCAGTGGCCCAATCTTTGTGAGCGGAACAATTGCTGACAATTGACCATTTGCCCAAGGCAGTAGCGTTAAAAGAAGGCAAGTTCCATCCTTCTCCATTTGACAGTCCAGATAAATCTATATCAATAGAATTTATAAAATCATTAACTTCTGAATTGGTTTTTAAATGAGGCAGTAGATTTACGTTAGACCAATTCTGTCCTCCGAAAGAAGCTTGAATAGCAGAATCCATCTGTTCTTGTTCTAGAAAGGGATTTGTAACCAAGCAGCTAAGTTGATATTTTGGATTATTTCCAAATTTTTGCAACCAAAGTTGTATGATAGCTTGTGTATTCTTTCTTCGTTCAAACTTGCCAATTAGTCCAAAATGGACTGTATCTTTTAGGTATTCTTTTTCAATTGTATGAAAATCTGGGTCAAATCCTAAAGGTATGTAAGACACATTATTACATCCTTTTGCTTTGAAAATTTCGGCAGATTCAGAGGAAGAAAAGAAAACGTGTTTTTGTATGTTTACAATATTTATTTCCTCTTCGGTAGGGGAATCAACTTCATAAAAAGTATATAGATATTGATTAGGTAACATTTTTTCTGAACCATTGATATGCCAAACTTTTAAACTTGGGGTTTCTGGATCAAGCTTTTTTAGTCTATGGTTTGCATTATATCCAACCCACTTTCTAAAGTCTTCGTCTATTTTGTCGTAAGCATCAAACTCTCCTTTTTCTCCTACTGGGAATAAAGCTAGATCAATATCTTTGTTTTGTAATTCTCTTAAGAAATTAACAGAGACATTCCCTAGGCTTAGAGAATTAATTGGGCCATCAAAATTTAATTTTTTCATTTTCTATTTTTGAATTAATTTCTTTTACCGCTTTGTTGTGTATGTTAATGCAACCCTGCGCTGACAAGTTTAATTTCCTTGCCACCTCTTTCCAAGGTTTTAATTTGCCTCGTCTTCCACAAAAGTATCTTTCGTGGAATATCGTTTTCAATCTTTTGTCTTTATGCTTATTTATAAGATTGATAATTCTTGTAAATGAATCATTGATATCGCACTCTTCATCTGGAGTATATGATTTGTCTTTTTTGCAAAATTTAATATCTTCAAAATTAGCAGCAATTCTACTATTTTTGTTTTTAGTCTTTTGGGTAAGACACATATATTTTGTTTTATTAGCTAGATGGGTAGAGAACTTTGCCTTTGACTCATCATATTCCAAAGCTGCTTTATAAATCACATAATCTTTGTCCTTCATAATGTCGGATACTTGATTTTGAGTCAAGCAGTTCATGCCAAATTTCTTAAGCATATCTACATAAATTCCAGAATGCCTAGAGATCAATTCATCCAAAGCATCCTCGTTATTAGACGCTTTGATCAAGTTTGCAAGAGCAGAATCTGTGAGATCTTCAATCAACATCCCTAATATAACAGAAAAATCAGAAAAATCAACTTTTTTTTCTTGACACCCCAAAAAAAAACGCCAAATTACAAAAATTGAGCGTATGGGATACGAGCGTATCCTTAACGTATTAAAATAATATTCCATACGTTACCTATACGTTCATATTAATTTAATGAGCCCAGCTCTTTTTTTCCATAAAAGGCATTGACTCACTTCTATCCCAGACCTAACATGTGTAACATTACAAGATGATTTTTGAAGAACAGATATCCAGAAAGCCAGACCATTATCCTTGGGCAGAAGAATTTATTGAAGCTATGCATAATGGATTTTGGACAGATAAAGAGTTTAGCTTTACCAGCGATGTGCAGGATTTCAGCGTAAATTTAAATGATACCGAAAGAGAGATGATTATCAGGACTCTCTCGGCAATTGGACAAATTGAAGTTGCTGTAAAGAAATTTTGGAGTAAATTAGGAGATAATCTTCCTCATCCCAGTTTAACGGATTTAGGATATGTCATGGCAAACGTGGAAGTTATTCACAATAATGCCTATGAGAGATTACTAAAAGTGTTGGGATTAGAGGATGTGTTTGAGCAGAACCTCAAGCTAGATTTTATTGAGGGCAGAGTAAATTACCTTAGAAAATATAATCATAGGTTCTACAAAGATTCTAAAAAGCAGTATGTATATGCTCTAATTTTGTTTACTCTTTTTGTAGAGAACGTGTCTCTGTTTAGCCAGTTTTATGTAATCAACTGGTTCAATCGCTATAGAAACGTCTTAAAGGATACTGGGCAGCAGGTTAAATATACAAGGAATGAGGAAAATATCCATGCTTTAGCGGGCATCAAAATAATCAACACAATCAGAGAAGAGCATCCAGAACTTTTCGATGATGGTCTTGAGGAGAAAATCTTAGAAGAATCACAAGCTGCTTTTAAGGCAGAATCTCAAATTGTAGATTGGATGATTAATGGATATAGAGAGAAGGGCATTAGCGCACCTATCTTGAAAGAATTTATTAAAAATAGAATCAATGAGTCATTAGAACAAATTGGCTTTAAAAAGGCATTTGATGTTGACAAACAATTGTTGGTCAATACAATCTGGTTCGAAGAAGAGTTGTTGGGGAATAACGCTACTGATTTTTTTCATACGCGCCCTGTAGAATACGCTAAAAACTCTCAAACATTTGACGCTGAAGATTTATTTTAATGAAAGACTACTATTGGCTAAACGAAGATTCCAAACAATTTCTGGAAAGAGGTTACTTACAAAAAGGAGAGAGTCCTAAAAAAAGAATAAGATCAATTGCGGAGGCTGCTGAAAAATATTTAAGGCAGAGCGGATTCGCTGATAAATTTGAGGAATATATGAAGAGAGGATTCTACTCTCTTGCTAGTCCTGTTTGGTCTAACTTTGGTAGAGACAGGGGATTGCCTATTTCTTGTAATGGTGTTTATGTTGGCGATAAAATGGATTCTATACTTCACAAACAAGCGGAAGTTGGGATGCAGACAAAACACGGTTCTGGAACCTCTGGTTACTTTGGAGATCTTAGGGCCAGAGGAAAATCTATTAGTGTTGGAGGGAGTTCTGCTGGGGCAGTCTACTTCATGGAGCTTTTCGATAAAGTCGCCTCAATAGTATCTCAAGGTCATGTAAGAAGAGGATCATTCGCTGCATATCTTCCTATAGACCATCCTGATGTTGAAGAATTTCTAAGAATTAGAAGTGAAGGAAATCCTATACAAGAAATGTCATTTGCCGTTTGCATCGACGATAAGTGGATGCAGTCAATGGTAGATGGAGATAAAGATAAAAGAAAAGTTTGGGCGAGTGTTATAAAGAAAAGGTTTGAGACAGGATATCCATACATATTTTTTTCAGACAACGCCAACAACGATGCCCCACAAGCATATAAAGATAAAAAACTAAAAATTCACGCTTCTAATCTTTGCAGTGAAATAGCTCTACATTCATCAGAGGATGAATCTTTTGTTTGTTGTTTATCTTCTCTAAATCTTCTTAGGTGGGATGAGATTAAAGAAACTGATGCAGTCGAAACTCTTGTTCAGTTTCTGGATGCAGTCATGGAGGAATACATTTATAAAACAGAAAATATTCCTTTTATGAAGTCCTGTCATAATTTTGCTAAAAGGCAGAGAGCTTTAGGTCTTGGTGTTCTTGGATGGCATTCTCTTCTACAATCTAAAAATATTGCTTTTGAAGGTCTTGAGGCTCAGTTTTTAAATGCAGAAATTCACAATATTATTAGAGAGCGTTGTGATAGAGCTACATCACAACTTGCAGAAGAGTTTGGTGAGCCAGAACATCTTCGTGGTTATGGAAGACGTAATATGACCACAATGGCGATTGCTCCTACGACATCTAGTTCGTTTATCCTTGGTCAAGTGTCTCCTTCTATTGAGCCATTAAATAGTAATTATTTCACCAAAGATTTAGCCAAGGGTAAATTTACATATAAAAACCCACATCTTGAAGAACTTCTTGAAGAGAAGGGTAAAAACAATGCCACTACTTGGAAATCAATTCTAATCAAAGGAGGATCAGTCCAACATTTGGATTTCTTGTCAGATCACGAAAAAGACGTATTTAAAACGTTTGGTGAAATTTCTCAGAAAGAGATTGTAATACAAGCGGCACAGAGACAAAAATATATTGACCAAGGTCAAAGTCTTAATGTGATGATTTCTCCTAAATGCCCTCCTAAACAAGTTAGTGAATTGCTTATATTTGGTTGGGAGCAGGGAGTCAAAAGTTTTTATTACCAAAGGAGTGCTAATCCCAGCCAAGAATTAGCTAGATCAATTTTAAATTGTTCTTCTTGCGAAGGTTGAATATAATAACTTAAATGGATATTATACAGGTAGGCTGCCATACTGGAAAAGACGAGCATTCTGATCAAATTAAAAAATCTGAAAGTGCCGTATTAATTGATGCTAATCCTAACTGCATAAAACAAGCAGAGGAAAGATATAAAGATTATAATCACATTTTCTTTGAAACTATCGCAGTTATACCTGTTGATATTAAAGGAGTTGAAATAGAGCTATTCCAAGAACAGAATAAGGAAGACTCTAGTTGGGCTTCTGTAAATCCAGATTTTGTAGCGGCTCACTGCCATCACTCGAACTTAAAATCATTTCAGAGCAAAACTACAACGCTTTCAAACTTGCTTGTAAAATACCCAAAAACTGATACATTAATTGTAGATACAGAGGGGTTGGACTTTTTAAACCTTTTATCAATCGAAAATATACTTTTTAATCAATTAAATTCGATTACTTTTGAATATATTCATTCTGATGGGATTGTTCAAAATGGGCCAAAGCTAGATTGCTTGTTAGGATTTTTAATTAATCTTGGTTTTAAGAAAATTACTCAGCAGGACTATAATTTAAAATGTGAGAAATAATTCCTTTTATAATTTTTTGTGTGTATAGTGTCTACACTATGACAGACCTAGAACCAGAAATACAAGAGGAAGACGAAGATCTTGATTTTTATACTGATGAGACTATAGCCTATATCTTAGGTAAAATCAGTGAAGAGATTATTGAAGATTAGTTGACATAATATGGTCACTATCTTACAATAGGACAGGTCGAGGATTATTTCCTTGAGGTCATAGTGGACCTCTGGGTCTACTCACCCTAGGCCCAGAGGTTTTATGTCCACACTTCCTGTCAATTTAATTGTTTTTTGCACCACTATGGGTCATGGTGGTAAGCATACTTATCAAGATTGTCTCAACAATCTCTATGAAAAGATAGACCACTCTTTATTTAAAAATAGGATTCTTCATCTAAAATCAAGAGATGGAGAGGAAAGTATTGCGGAAGAAATAAAATCTTTTTGTTCTGATCTAGATATAAGGGTTATTGAGACAAAAGAAAATATAGTTCATCACTCAGAAAATCATCTAACTCATTCCGCTGGATATTTTAAAGATATATTTAAAAGTTATTCTGATCCGATAATCAGAGAACAAAAATATTCGTTTTGGTTAGAGGACGATGAACTAATTCAAACAAACCAAATAACGTTGGAAGATGCTTTTAGGAAATCTATAGATTTTCTAGAAAATAACCCCAGACAGATTTGTGTCAGGTTTAATAGGGCAGAAGAATTTAAAGATGATGATTTGCCATATTTAGTAGAAGATGATAACATTCTTACCCAAGCTATCCATTATACTCAATATGGACCTACATTTACATTTCAACCGAATATTAATAGAACAGATCAAATATTTGCAGCTTGGAAGGAAGCTCAAAAACATCTTGATAAGTTGGGTAAGATTCATTGCGAAATTTTGTCAGGTTATCTATTAAAGAAAATGACAGATTGCGAAACACCATTTTCATTTTTCAATCCTAAACAAGTTTACTCAAAAACAATAGGATGAGGATTTGGCTTACAGGTATGACATCAAATGGTAACGAAGAAGATCTTCGTGAGTTAATTGATCCTATTAAAGATGACTTTCACGGTTTGATCTGGACATTTCATTACCCTAAAGATTCTGGTGCAGAGTATCTAGAAAGTGTAAAAGGAGAGGGAGAAATTATCTATACTAAATGGTGCAATAGATATAGCTTCAGCAGAAATCATTGTTTATTTCAAGGCTCAATGCAAGTTGGGGATTGGTTTCTAATTATAGACACTTTAGAAAGGTTATCTCCTGAGTTCACAAAAAATCTAAAGGGACTTTGTTCTAATTTAGATCAAGTAGGCGTAGATGGAGTATATTTGCATAACAAAAGATTTTTGTTTAGATTAAATGAACAAACAGAATTTGTGAATAATCCCCATGAGGGGATTCAGGGATGCACAAAAACTATAGAATTATCTCATCAGTCATTTTGGAAGGAAGAATATCAAAAAAATGTAAGGTCCGAAAGAAGAAATAATCCTTACCATTTTATAGAACATAATTTTAAATATTATTTTTTACCAAATACCAACCACCTTTTTTTGGGCTTTGAAAGCCAAAGAGAATTAGTTCAAAAAAGGTATGAAAACAGAAATAAACTTATAAAAGAAATTTATGAATCAGGTTTTGATCCATTTAACATTAAGTCTATAGAAGATTGTTTTAGCAAACATCTTACAGATGATATGAAAGAATGTATTAACTTTGACAAGTTTTTAAATGATTGGTATAGGTATAAAATCTTAGATCAAAGAGTTGGCTTCATAGATAAGCATGACTTTAGTTGTTTTCAAAAAATTAAATTTTAATAATGAAAATTAGTATTTATTCAACAGCATTTAACATTTTAGATAAAGCATTTAACCACAAAGACGCATTGGACAATTGGTTTGTTTATGCAGATGAGGTTTGCATTGCGGTTAATAAAAGTAAAGATGACACTGAAGATGCAATTAGGGAATATGGGAAAGAAAAAGGATACAATTTAAAAGTTGTATCTGTGGATATTCCTTATGATGATCCCTTCTGTTATGGGAAAACAGAAAATTCTGCATTACAAGCTTGTTCTGGAGATTTAATGATTCAGCAGAATCTAGATGAAAGATTAGGGGGAGATAAAGAAACTATCGTAAATTTAGGTCAACAATTATTACAGTCTAATCAATATGCATCTTTTTTTGTTCCTGTAGTAAATCTTTATGGAGATTATGATCATTACATAGATTTTGGTGCTAAATGGTATATTCACAAAAAAGGACTTAACAGAGGTCCAGTAAACTTTGGCATTAAAGAAGACGGAAGACCTGATTATAATAAAACAAGCACTGATGAGCTTATTAACGACAAGGGTGAATTACTTCAAACTTATCCTCTTTGTGATATTAGGGATGCAGAAAACACACTTAAATATTGCGCTAGTGGAGCGCCATTTGTATATCATCTAGGATACGTTGATCTGAAAGAAAGACTAAAAGTCAATAAGTTCTGGCATAGTTTTTGGGTAGATGCGACAGGAGGAGATACTAATACACACGATGTTACAGAAGAAGAGCTAAAAGCCAAAGGTAGAACTAAACATGGATTACAACTTTGGGAAAAAATATGAAAATAGGTTTACTATGTAATTTTTACGGATTTCCAGAATATACGGATAGATGTCTAGAGTCTTGGAAACAAATACCTAATATACATAAAGTAGCTGTATCTAGTTATCAGTATACTGAATATGTAGAATGTGGCTGGAACTGTGACGATATAGATACCCCTATCCAACTTTTATCTTACCACAGAGATTTTGTTGATTACATCTGTTTAGGGAAGGAGTCAAACGATTCTTTTTCGAGGAATGCTCCTTTGCAACATCTTCTTTCGCATGATATAGATTATATCTGGCTTCTTGATCAAGATGAGTTTTATTCAGAAGAAGATATAAAAAATTGCATTGAACACATTGAAAAAAACCCAGATACTTGCACATTTAAAGTTAATTTTAAAAACTTTGTTTTTTCCAAATCACAATATGTAGATAACTTTAATCCTCCTAGGATATTTAAAGTAAATGTCAATGGTCAAAAATCTTTAAGTCATTTTTATTATGAAAATGATGTTGCATACAATATTAATAATCAACTTGTTGATTATAAGAATTTAAGCATGTCGGAGATACCTAAAAATAAATGCTTCCCAGATCATTACTCTTGGATTGGTTCTCCTGAATTCTTAAGAGCCAAAGTAAAGTATCAACTAAAAAGATATAATGGAATTTGCTCTTATGAGTGGGATGAAGAGAATAATAAGCTTTTATTCAGAGAGGAATTCTTTACAAAATTTAATCAAAAAAAACCAGAGGTAAAAAGAATTTAATCGCTATGGCCAAGGTAAAAATATATGGAGCTAAAGAATATTGGTGTCAAGTTCCTAGAATAAAACAAGGATTTTTAGGATTGGGTCACGAAGTAGTGACAGGAAATGATTATGACTTTATCTATGCAAATAATTTTGATTATGAAGATATTGATTCTGAACACAAAGATTCAGCACTTTATGAAGGTGGATTTAAATTAGTGAAAAAAGGATTCAAGATTCTTAATGTATTAGATATTCCTCCTCATATAAAAGATTTTCCAATTCAAAAACTTAAAGACCAGTTGTCTCATGCAGATTTAGTCACATGTATCAGTCCTGCTGTAAAGGATCAGCTAAGTGAAATAGGGATTGAATCAAATGTTATACTTAATCCAATAAAGGATGTAATGTTTGACCCTCAAGCAACAAGAGAAATAAATTGCCTATATGTGGGTAGGTATTTTGATCCAAATAAAAGATTTTTTCTTTTAAAGAATATTGATACTTATATTGTAGGACCAGCAGGAGGATCTCCTAAAGGCAATTACTTAGGTTTAGTAAATGATATATCTTTAAATCAACTTTATAACGCTAGCAAAGTAGTTGCATTGCCTTCTAAATTTGAAGGTTTGGGCCTACCTGCTCTAGAGGCTATGGTGGCTGGGGCCGTTCCTCTTGTTTGTAAGGATAATCCTAATTCAGAATTCTGCCCAGACTTTTGTAAGGCAGATCCAGATGTGGATTCTATTACAAAAACGTATAAAGATATTTTAAATAATTTCAAAGATTACCAAACTGAAATATTAAAAAACTTATCTTCGGTCATACAGCATAAATTCTCTAAATTTTCTGTTGCTCAAAATATTATAAACCTATACGAAAAAAATAAATGATTTCTTGTAATCATAGTATCACTAAACTTGAAGAATCTTTAACTGTTACCTATAATAGCTTGGAATGAAAAAAGTTATTATTACAGGGGTAACAGGTCAAGATGGTAGTCACATGGCAGACTACCTATTGAAAGAAACAGATCACACGGTTATTGCAGGAGTTCGTAGGCTTAGTGTTCAAAATCATGATAACATAGAACACTTAATGGATAACCCTAGGTTTTCTCTGATCGACTTAGATGTGACAGATGCAGAAAACATCGACAGGGTTATTTCTAAGCACAAACCAGATTACCTTATAAATTTTGCCGCTAATTCATTCGTAGGCTCAAGTTGGGAAATGCCTGTCAATCACATGCAGACTAATGCTATGGCTGTTTTGCATCAATTAGAGGCGATCAGAAAACACGTTCCTCACTGCCGATATTATAATGCTGGCTCGTCTGAAGAATTTGGTGATGTTGTGTCTACACCACAAGACGAGACGCACCCACTACGCCCCAGAAGCCCGTATGGAGCAGCTAAGTGCGCCGCTAGACATCTTGTAAAGGTTTACAGGGATTCTTATGATTTGTATGCTGTCCAAGGCTGGCTCTTTAATCATGAAGGAACTAGGAGGGGAGTAGAATTTGTTACTCGAAAGATCACTCAAAATGTAGCTCGTATTGTTAATGAGTTTGGTCGCAAAGAAGACTTTGAACCCTTGAGATTAGGTAATGTCGAATCCAAGAGAGATTGGAGTGATTCAGAAGATTTTGTAGATGGCGTTTGGAAAATGTTACATCAAGACGAAAAACCAAAAGATTATGTGTTATCTTCTGATGAAACACACACGATTAAAGAGTTTGTAGAGGAAGCATTTAATTTTGGGGGCTTTCACAGATCAATATGTAGATGGGAAGGAGAAGGAGTTGACACAAGATATTATCACGGAGATGACCTTCTTATGGAGGTAGATCCTAAATTTTATCGACCAGCAGAAGTCGAGCTTCTTTTAGGAAATTCTGAATTAGCTAGAAGTGAGCTTGGTTGGGAGCCTAAGACAAATTTTCTTCAGCTAGTCAATAAAATGGTTAAACATGACATAGAGCTATTGACTTAAGTTCTTAATCAGTCTATATTGGCTTTATGCCAAGGGGTAAAAAGACCTGTCCATCCTGCAAAGCAATAGTTGGTGCTAGAGCTAGCTTATGCCAATGTGGGCATAAATTTCTTCCAGTCAAGAAGAAGCAAGCAAAACCATTCTTTACAGAACGTAGAGAATTTGTTAAGAGAATGCTTGCTGGCTCAAAAGCAACTGACTGGAGAATGGAGATGCATACTGCGACAAAAGTTTTTGAGTGTTTTGAAAACGACACTGATTTTTTGTCGAAGGTAAAACCACCATTTGTATTTAAAAATACAATTAAATACTTTTTAACAAAAGATGGTAAAGAGTATTTACAAAAGAAGCATAAGGAGTTTTATTACAAGCCTCCTGAGAAAGATAAATTTGTTGACACTGGAGTGAAATCGGGAGAAGATATAGTGAGAAAGAAAACGAAAACATTAAGAGATTTTTTAAATGACTAAGATGAAGAAGAAAAGCAGCGGATCAAAAGATTATACAGAAGCGTTCCTTAAATCAAACAAAGATTATCACTACAATCTAGAAGAGGGCGCAGAACCTTATCTAGTCTCTAGTGGATCTCTAATTTTGGACCATGTTTTGAGTGGAGGATTTGGGTCAGGATTACATAGGTTTATTGGAGCAAACGAGGGAGGCAAAACAAATGAAGCTTTGCATGTGATGCACAATATGCTCAAGACAGTGGAAAACTCTAAGGGTCTTTTTGTCATGGCTGAAGGTAGATTAAGTCAAGACGTTAAAGATAGAGCGGGCATCAAGTTTGTTCATTCAGCAGAAGATTGGGATGTGGGAACATGCCTAATTCTTGAATGTCATATTATGGATACTATGATTGATTTTCTGAGAGGATTGCTTAAAAACAATCCAGACAAAGAAAAATTCTGTATTGTAATTGACAGCATGGACGGTCTAATCACAAAAGAAGATCTAGAGAAGGGTTCTTCTGATGCTAGAAAAGTTGCGGGGGGAGCATTAATGACTTCTGACTTCTTAAAAAGAGTAAGCTTGGGCATGAGTAAGTTTGGACACATGTGCATTATGATTTCTCAGGTTAGATCCACAATCACTACAAGTATGTATGCCAAGCAAGATCCAAACAACCAGACAAACAGCAGTGGAGGAAATGCGATTTTGCACTACCCAGATTGGATTTTGGAATTTAAAAAGCAAAATAAAGGTGATAAGATACTAGAAAAGCCAACCGAGCAAATCACTCCTGATAATAAAATTTATGGGCATAATGCCAAGGTTCTAATCTTAAAATCAACCAATGAAGCCACAGGACAAATTGTTGCTTATCCAATCAAGCATGGTCGAAGCAATGGTAAATCTATTTGGCTTGAGAGAGAGGTAGTTGACATGCTCTTAATGTGGGGCTACCTAGAGAAATCGGGGGCTTGGATTAAGGTTGATGAAAAGATAAAAACTCTTTTACAAGAAAACCAAATTGAAGTTAAGGACTCTTACCAAGGGATTAAATCAGTTTATGAGTTCCTAGAGTCAGATGATAAAATTACTGCACTATTAGTAGATTTCATAAAAGAGAACATTCTTAAGCAATGATATTTTTATGTTCAAATGGCCGAGAGAAAAAAATAAAAAATGTCAGCAAATACCTTATTGACTGGGACTCCAAGTGTCGAAGCGGAATACAAAAAGACGTAAAGGATCAAGTCAAACCATACTGGTTTGCAGATGTTGTCTTTGAAGAGTTTCCTGTTGCTGGCACAAGAATGACATTAGATCTTTATAATGCTACTCAAAAGATTGCTATTGAAGTAGACGGCAATCAGCACTACAAGTTTAATCGTTTTTTTCACTCTGACTCTCGACAGAAGTTTCTTCATCAATTACAGAGAGATGAGAAGAAAGAATATTTTTGCGATATTAATAATATCAAACTGATCAGAGTATTAGAGTCTGATGTCATAGACTCATCAGAATACCCTGAAAACTTAATAGAACTTTTAAAATGAACATAGAAGCAGAAGAAGGTAGTGGAGGAATACCTCAATCATTGCTAGATAAAGTTTACGACTCTACAGGATCAGCAAATGGGGGGAACAAGGGCTTTATATTACTTTATGTCAATAGAGAAGGTTGCCCCAGCATGACAAGTAAAACAGAAAACCCTTGCGTTGATATGGCTCTTGGCAAACTAATAGAGTTAGCCATGAGCAAAAAAGACGATGACATAAGCATATGATTTATTCTTTCGATTTAGAAAAAAAGGTTTTAAGTGGTATTCTTCAACATCAACATAAGTGGGAAGAAATCTCTAGCTTTGTTAATGATGGTGATTTTTACTCAGAGGATTCAAAAGTAAATGTATCAATATTCAAACTTTTAAAAAATGCACTTGATAATGCAGAAAGTATTGATGAGACAATCCTTGTTCAGAGAATACAACAGTTAAAAGTTACTTTTCCTGACAGTGTAGATGTCGCGGAGTATGTTTTCTCTTTAGCATTCTATAAGATTACAGAAAACATTTTCTTAAGCTCTGTAAAAGAACTTAAAAAATATAGCGCTCGTAGGGAAATATATACGAGTTGCAAGAAGGTTGCCAACTTTGTAAAGAATGCAGACCCTAATCTTAAGTATGGAGAACTTATAGAGCAGTCTGATCAACTTTATAATAAAAACATAAAAGATTTTGAGATGACAGAAGCTGGCCCTGTCAACTTGTTCGACATGATGGAAGATCTTGTCGAGGATCGAGGTGAAAATCCTGTAGAGGACTTTGGTATGCTTGGCCCTCATCCAAGAATTAATGAGATGTATGGGTCATTACTGCTTGCTGGTAACATCTCTGTTATTGTGGCAAGGTCTGGAGTAGGTAAGACAAACTTTTGTATGGATTACACAACAAGGGTTTCTGCTGAACATGATGTTCCCGTTCTTCACTTTGATAATGGTGAAATGAGCGAGGAAGAGCTTATCTTTAGACAGTGTTCTGCTATGACAGGTATTCCCGTCTGGCTTTTACAGACAGGTAAATGGAGGACTACAGGATACAAAGATTTTACAGTAGATCAGGTGGTTGCTAAAGTAAGGTCTGCTTGGAGTAAAATCAAAGACATGGAGTTTTACTATGAGAATGTTGCTGGATTATCTCCAGATGAAATGTGTTCTCTTCTTAAAAGATTTTACTTCTCTAAGATAGGGCGAGGCAATCCTTTAATTTTTAGCTTTGACTATATTAAGAGTGACTTTGGCAGCATTGGGAAGGTAGATGGCTGGCAACAAGTTTCTTATATGGTTCATAAATTTAAGCAAACCATCCAGAGAGACTTATCTTTTGACGGAAAGCCGTGTGTTTCAATGCTCACTTCCGTGCAATCCAACAGGTTGGGTATCACCAATAATAGAGGAGCAGGTGGCATAGTTGATGATGAAAGCGTTGTTTCATTGTCTGACGGTATTACTCAGTTTTGTTCTCATCTTTTCCTACTTCGAAGAAAAGTTGCAGATGAGATACATGAGGAGGGAGCTAATTTCGGTAGTCATAAGCTGATCAATCTTAAGTGTAGGCATCTTGGTAGAGACGCTTTAAGAGCTATTCATCCTGTAGAGATGCCAGATGGGTCTAAAAAACAAAACTTTATTAATCTAAATATAGAAAACTTTAGGATTACTGAGTGTGGAGATTTGCAAGATATCGTAAATGCTTTTAATGGTGGAGGCATTGAGGTAAATACAAATGAGACAGAAGAAATACCCATAAATCTCAGAGCTTAATGAATTATAAAGAGGTGCTAGAAAACCTTGGGTATCGTCTCAAGGATCACGGATCATATTGGAGAACTAATGCAGTATACAGATCTGGTGATAATTCTACAGCCCTTCAGATCTATAAGGATACTGGAGTCTGGAAAGATTATGTAGAAGACTCTCAGTTTATGCCTTTCGAGGCTCTTTTACAAAAGACCTTAAACACCAAAGATGTAAATGCTGTAAAGCACTATTTAAAGGATAATGGTGTAAATATAGGAGCAAGAATCAAGCAAAAACACCTATTGAAAGAAGAAAAAACATTTTCCAAAAAGGTATTAACTCGCCTTCTTCCTCATCATGATTTTTATCTAGAAAAAGGGATCAGCAAAGAAACTCTCCAAGACTTTAAATGCGGCCTAGCAATGTCTGGGAAAATGTATCAGAGAATAATATTTCCTGTCTTTAGGAAAGATGGAAGAATACATGGGTTCTCTGGAAGAAAAGTAACGAATGATGATAGACCAAAGTGGCTCCACATGGGCAAATCATCTAGTTGGTTTTTTCCATACTACAATGTAGATAAAGTTCAAGAAGCGATAGCAGAGAAAGAGGCTGTTCATATTGTAGAATCTGTGGGAGACTGTTTGTCTCTTTATGACAATGGCATCAAAAATGTTCTTGTGTCTTTTGGCTTAAATATATCACCCAAATTTATAGCAAGGCTTTCCCTTCTTCCTGTAAAAAAAGTTTTTATATCATTTAATAATGATCACACCTCATCTATAAACAGAGGATTTGAAGGCGCAATTAAATCTATTTTTAAATTGGTCGAATCAATTGATTTTGATAAAGTTTATTTTATCCCTCCCGAACAAAATGACTTTGGAGAGATGAGCAAAAATCAAATAGAAAAATACAGTCTAGACTGCTATAATGTTCAACATCAAGAGTCAATGTCTAAAGTTATTTCTATAGCAAAGGGCATGAATGACAGAGGTGTAAACAAAAGTTTTTCTTCTTCTTATTCAAAGCTTGTAAAGAAAAATTCATTCCATTATGACGAATTCTGATAACAAGCCTCTCTCAGCATCTCGGATAAAGACACTTCAGATGTGTTCTTGGCAGTATTGGTGCAAGTATCATTTAAAATTGCCAGACAAGTCTAATGAAGGAAGTCTGCGCGGGACAATCTGCCATGCTGTGTTTGAAAATCTTGGTAATCCAAAACATAGAAAACACTATACTAGGATTGTAAAGACACAAAATGCTTATGCCTCTCCACCTGTAAAAAGGATGATAGAATCTTATGCAAAAAAGCACAATATAGATGATTTTGAGAACATGGATCTGATCAATCAGATGACTGTAGAGGGTCTGAACTTTGATTTCTTTGGAGATAAGGATGGAAAACCTTCAGAGTCAATAAGTGAAAAAGACTTTGATATATCTGTATCAGAAGGAGCTAAAAATTACAGAATATTAGGATTTATTGATAAGCTATTCCTTTTCAAAAGGAAAAAGCAAGCAGTCATTAGAGATTTTAAAACATCTAAACAAATCTTTTCAGGGAAAGACTATACAGACAATATGCAAAACCTGATGTATTGTTTAGCTGTAAAACATCTATATCCAGAATTCTTGAAACGCCAGATGGAGTTTTTGTTTTTAAAGTTTGATTGCAACAACGAGGGCAATTGCACAATGGAGCCTTTAGAAGATGACGAATTAGAGGGTTTTGAGTATTTTTTAACAGAAATTCAGCAAATTATTAATAATTTTAATGAGGTTTTAGCTGCAAAAAATTTAGCCTACGACAAGGGTTATTTAGGAAGAGATGACGGGTTTGCAGGAAGAGTTGTTTGCGGTAGAGCAGATTATGCTGGACAACTTAAGAAAGATGGCACACCGATGTGGCATTGTCCGTTTAAGTTCCCAAGAGAATTTTATACTTTAGTTGATAAAAACGGCGTAAGAATAGCATCAGCAGACCTTAAAAAAGATCTTAAAGGTAAAGAGACCAAAGATTTGAAGATTGAAAAGGTGAAATATGATGGCTGCCCAGCTTTTTCATTTGACAAGCGTGTCGAGTTACTCTAATTTACGGGAGTGATACCATTATTCAAAAGCACTTTTAGCATAGGTAGATCTTTGTTAAGGGTGGAAGATTTAGTAGACATCGCCCAGTCTGGCGAGATTAAAAAGATGATTCTAGTAGAAGATAATTTCTACGGGTTTAGAGTTATCAATAAAGCATTTTTAAATACCGATGTTCCTATGGTTTTTGGTGTTAAACTGCCTGTTGTGCAATCTAGTTTTTATTTGGAAAAGCCAAGTAAATTAATTTTCTTCCCAAAGAACAATAAAGGGGTTGCTGTAGCTAGGAAACTGTATACAAAGTGTTATACCAGCGAGGGAGAATGTCTTCATCTTGATGATTTAAACAATGGTGAACTTGATGACATTAGTATTGGAGTCCCCTTTTATGATTCTTACGTCTTCAACAATATTTTTCATTTTGGGATGTGTGAACTCTCCTTAGATAAATACGACCATTTTTACATAGAAGAATCTAACAATCATCCCTTTGATTTTCAAATTAGTGAAGCTCTAAAAAAGCTAGGTGTAAAAACAGAAAAAGCAAAGAGTATTTACTACAGAGATAAAGAAGACTTTGAAGCATTCCAAATGTATAAAGCTATTTGCTCTCGCAAACAGGGTAGAATCCCTACATATAGTAACCCAAGACTAAATGATTTTTGTTCCGATGAATTTAGCTACGAATCCTTTTTAGAAAATGTTGCCAAGTAATCAAAAATATCTCGTCTTCGATACAGAAACAGAAGGCTTAAATTTACACTCGTCTAAAACTTGGCAATTATCTTGGATAATATGTCAGGGGAGAAATGTCATTGAGACACATGACAAATTCATAAAACACAAGGAGTTAAATATACCAGAGGTTGTCAGGGAACTAACTGGATTTAATTGGGACACATACAATGAAAAAGCAGAATCTTTGATTTCTGTTTGGTCTCAGTTTGAACGGTATTTATTTGATCCACAATACATCGTTGTTGGTCAGAACTTATTGGGCTTTGATGTATATATGATTTCTCACCTGCAAAGAATGCTTGGGCAAGAGCCAGATTATTCTTACTTGCCAAGAATATATGATACCAGAGCCTTGGGGAAAGCATACAGAGAGGAGTTGGATAAACCAAAAAGTGATTTTTTAGGTTGGCAATACAAAATTATGAATGACAGAAGTCTGAAAGCAAAGGTTTCACAAAACCAATTGCTAAAGTTTTTCGACATAGATTTTGAAGAAGATAAATTACATGACGCTTTGTATGACATTAAGATGTGTTATCAAATTTTCTTAAAATTAAAAAAACACATGAACCTGTAATGTTTGAAGATTTTACTCCATATGATGATTGTGAACCTGCGGGAGTAGAGCTTCCCAAAACAATTGTCAGCATCAAAAAATTAGAAGAAATTGGTCTCGATCCAGAGAGTTCTACAAAAGATATTTTGTATGAGTTAACTAGGAAGGGGTTAAGAGATAAGGGTATAACAAAATACGAGAATAAATCTATTTATTTCGACAGGGCTAAACAAGAGCTTGAAACTTTTGAAGAGCTTGGATTTACAGACTACATTCTTTTAAACTGGGATGTCTTAAATTTTTGCCATGATAACAACATCCCTACTGGTGCTGGCAGGGGTTCTGCTGCTGGCTCTTTGGTTTTATTTCTTTTGGGGGTGACTAATATTGACCCTATTCCTCATGATCTTTTCTTTGAGAGATTTGTCTCTAAATCACGGGCCAAAAAAGTCTTAGATAAAAGAGGTAAGGAATTTCTTGTTGGAAGTTTATTGCCAGACGTAGATTCAGACATTTCTTACGATCAGAGATGGAAGGTTATTGAATACATTGAGAAGAAACACAAAGGCAGAACAGCAAAAATATTAACATTTAATACTTTTAGTTCTAAACTTTGCATAAGAGAAGCAACTAAATATTTTGACGAAGCCAAAGAGGATGAAGCAAATCAAGTCTCTGATATGATACCCAAGCTTCATGGCGTTGTTTTTCCTCTTGATCAAGCGAGGGAAGATAGTGATAAATTTAATAAATGGGTAAAGAAACACAAAAAGACATTTAAGAATGCCTTAAAGGTAGAGAACTTACCTAAAAACACTGGAGTCCACCCATCTGGTATCGCTATTTGTTCAGAGGATATTGGTAACATTGTTCCGTTACAGAGAACAAAAGACGGAGATATTGTTACTGGTTACGACATGAACGATGTAGCAGACCTTATGGTAAAATTTGATATCTTAGGATTGAGAACTTTGACTATCGCACACAAAACTTGTAAAAAAGTTGGTATTAATATTGAAGATATTGATGCGAACGATGAAATGATTTATAAGATACTACAAGATTTTAAACATCCTATGGGATTATTTCAAATCTCCGCAGAAACTAACTTTAAAGTATGTAGAGAAATAAAACCAAAAGACATAAATGAGCTTTCTGATGTTGTGGCTTTGGCTAGGCCAGCGGCTCTTGAATTTGTCGGGGTATATAAAACACAGAAAGATTTTCCTTCTAAACTAGATTTAAACCCAGAACTTGATTCGATATTGTCTTGGTCAAAGAATGTGATTTTGTATCAAGAACAGTTGATGCAAATCGCACACAAAGTTTTTGGACTAACGCTTGAGGAGGCAGAAGTCTTAAGGAGGATTGTTGGAAAGAAAAAGGTAGAGGAAATGCCTAAATGGAAAGATAGGATCTATGATGCTGCTCAGTCTAGAAATTTAACAGAAGAAATCGCAGACTTTTATTGGAACTCTTTGGAGGCTGCTTCTCACTATTCCTTTAACAAGTCTCACAGTTTTGCATATGCAGACCTTGCGGCCAAAACAGTTTACTTAAAACATAAATATCCTCATGAATTTTTTCTATCTATTCTTGAGTGCGCTGAGTTTGACCCAGAGCCTCTTCAGACAGTCTCTGGAGTAAATGAAGAACTCGCAGATTTTGGGATGGAAATGCTTCCTCCTTGTTTATACAAGTCTGAATTTGGGTTTACAATTGAAGATGGGAACATTCGCTATGGGTTAAATAGCATCAAGGGTATTTCACTTAAATCAATAGAAAGCCTTATTGATTTTAGGGGGATGGAATTCAACAATAAGTATGAAGTTTTTTTAGCTGCAAAGCAGTGCGGTATCAACATATCAGTCCTTGCTGCTTTAATACAGGCTGGAACAATGGACCATGCGGGAACCAACAGAACTCGCATGGTCCTTGAAGCCCAAGCTTTCAATCTCCTTACAGATAGAGAAAAAAGAAATTTTGATAAAATCGGAGATAGGTTTGGCTATGATATATTGAATGCGATCTCAGAGGTGCTAGAGAAACAAACTCTAGGAGATGACAATAGACCTATAATGTCAGATAAGAGATTTAAAACATTTAAAAAGAAATTTGATGAGTATAAAAAAATATACAATCAAAATAAAAAGCATGAAATGTTTGCTAAATGGAGGTATGAAAGCTCCCTACTGGGGTATAGCTACTCTCATAATCTACGAGAGTGTTTCCAAGACAGATTCTCTTCTCTAATTGATTTGAAACAAATTGAAGATCTTGTGGATAGGCAGACTTTTCAAATTGTAGGAGAGGTGAAAGATTTCTTTACTAGAACTTCTCAAAATGGTAACAAATACATGATGATATCAGTTTGTGATAACACAGCGACAAAAAACTTTCTATTCATGGATAACGCAAGAGAAGAAAGATTATCTGATTTCTTAAGAAGCGGGTTTAAATTAGCAAAAGGTAAAGTGATTGTTTTAAATGGGTCTAAAAGCAGAGATACTTTTTTTGTAGATAAGGTAAATCCAATTGAAACCAATATATTTATGAAGTTAAGAGAAGCAAAAAATGGATAAATTACCTCTTACCCCACACATACAAGGAGTTCTAGACAAAACTAAAGAACTCGCTGGCATCCTAGAAAGGAATGGTGCAGATATTGACTTATTTTTTCACTGTTTCTTGAATGATCTAGGTCAATCATGTTCAACTATATTCAAAAAACTGAACGTAGATCCAAGAGATTTAATAAAGGAATCTAGAAGTGTTTTAAATAAAAAGCGCAGAAATAAAAATACCAAAAAAGTCTTAAAAACAGATGTAAGAAAGCTACTGAAGGAAGCTGAAGAGATTTCTGTAGAAAATTTTAAATTAGATTACATACCACCAGAAGTAATACTAATGACTTTCTTTGATGAGAATCACTGCCCTAAAGTGATAAAGAATATTTATCCTAAAGGGGACGAATATTCTGATGAGATTTTCTTAGGATTTATTACAGAGTGTTCTTTAACTGTAAAAGATTTTGACCCTGAAGAAGCATCTAGCTTTATGGATGTCGAAACACCAGAAGACTGGATCGACATGTTTGACAAAAATGAGATTCTTTCTCAGTTTGCAGAAAACCTAAATCTAAAAGCATTAAACAAAGACTTTGATAAGATTGTTGATTTTGATGGTAAGATTGATGAAGTAGCGACTATTCTTTGTAGAAAGAAAAAACCTAATGCCCTTTTAGTTGGTCCTGCGGGAACTGGAAAAACTTCACTTGTAGAAGGCTTGGCTTATAGAATTGTCTCAGGAGATGCTCCAGAATTAATTGCTAATAAAGTCATATATTCTGTTAGCTTATCTAGCATGGTGGCTGGCACAGAATATAGAGGTCAGTTTGAAAAACGACTAGAGGACTTTGTAAATGAAGCAAAGAAATATAGTAACTTAATCTTGTTCATTGATGAAGTTCATACGTTGATAGGTGCTGGAGGGGCAACAAATAATTCTCTAGAAGCATCGAATATTTTAAAGCCCGAACTCGCAAGAGGGACAATAAGCTGTATTGGAGCAACAACAATTAATGAATATACGAACACAATTAAAAAAGACACCGCTCTTGACAGGAGGTTTGAGAGAGTAATCATTAGAGAACCATCAAGATTTCAGATGGAAGAGATTTTGCCTACGATAGTTTCTCATTATGAGAATTTTCATACTGTTAAATACAACGAGGAATTTCTCGAAAATATAATTAGTTATTGTGAGAAATATATCCCCAACAAATACTACCCAGATAAAGCAATCGACATAATTGATCATTGTGGGGCGCAAGCCAAAGTAAATTTTTGGCATGTTACCCCGTCAATCAAGAGTCAACAAGAGGAGACTATGGCTGCTGCTTTAGATCCAGACAAAGATCATACAGCCCTTTTGGAACAGTTGAATATCAGTTTAGAGAAGTGGAGTGATGGAGTTTCAGATTCAATACCAGAAGTAAAACTTTGTCATTTAAAAGATTTCTTTAAAAAGAAGTCAAATCCACTAAATGATAGGGATACGGTAGAAAAAGTTTTTAGTTGTATCGGAAAATCACTTGTTGGACAAAATCTTTTATTACAAAACTTAAAAAATAAAATAACTTTGTCGAGTCTTGGTATTAAAAAGACAGATAATTTTTCTTCGCCAGAATGTTATGTGGTAAGTGGGCCAAGGTTTAGTGGCAAATCCTACTTTATGGATCTGTTTAAAAATACCCTACAGAAACATGGTGTTAATATTTTATCTTACAGTGGCGTTCATTTTGCAGACGCATTTGCTCCTCACAAAATAGCTACATCTCAAGGCAATAATACCTCAATATGTGAGAAGGTTTTAATCTCTCCAAATAGCGTCATTATAATAGATGATTTTCACAAAGTTGATAATAGCGCAATCCCTTTATTTAATCAGATATTTAAGCATGGTAAATTTCATATGAATAATGGAGACATAGCAGACTTTACAAATTGTAAAATATTTTTAACGAGTGATATTTCTAGCAGCCAATCTACTATGGGGTTCCAAAAGGCCGCTTCTGATAAAAGTAATTTAAAAATACATCCAGACATATTATCGTTAGTGGACGAATGCTTTCCTCTTAAAACGCTTAATGAGAAGGGTCTTAGAAAATTATTATGGATGAAATTAAAAAGACTAAAAAGTAGATTAAAAGACAACGATATTAATTTAACGTTTGATTTTAATTACATACAGCAAATCATCAAAAGCATTTCAAAAGAACAAGTAAAAATAGAAGCTTTGAGCAATAAGATATTGTCTGAGATTACTCCTTTTGTTTCAGACTCTATTCTAAAGGGACAAAAGAATATCAAACTTTTTATTGAAAAAGATAACGCAAAGGTCGATCATAAAGCATGAGTGGATCTGCTGCGAGAAAAATTCGTCAACTTATTGGTTACGACAAAAAAAATGCCAATCATATTCAAAAAAAGCTTTACAAGAGTCTGAAAGGAAGATACCTTGCCGTAGGCGCAGAAGAATTTTGGAAAAGCGTCGAAGGAAGATTTAACAACAATTAATTATGAGTGAAAATACCAAAACAAACGATGAATGGAAGAAGCGTGAATTAGGAGCGCTTTGGAGAGTTGACGGACAAAAGCAGTCTTACTACAGTGGGTCTATTAAAGACTCCGAGGGTAATGATGTAAAAATTGTCTGTTTCCCAAATTCCTTTAAGGAAAAGGGTTCAAATCAGCCTGATATCAGGATTTATGCAAGCAAGGAGAAAGATTAATTTATGACTGAAGAAGAAAATAAGAATCTAAAATCCCTGCTTACATCGGAGATGGTTTCTCGCGTAACTTTAGCAGAAGCAATCAACATTATGCATAATCTTGCAGTCCAAGAAGTAGAGTCAAATGTTGAAAAAATGTCTGATGAAGAAAAAGTTGTAGCTTTTGAAGAATTGACCGCTAAAGTTGAGGCTGCAAAAGCAGAAAATTTGGAGGAAAATTCAGAATAATTAGTGTAAGACACTTTAAATGCCTTACACAGTAAAGTTTCTTGATAATAAATTGTATCAAAGTCTTTCCTTTGATGCGGATATGAAATTCCCTGATTCTTCAGATTATACTAAAAAAATCTGGGTTTTAAAAGAATATAAAAAGGGAAAAGGAGATATAGAAATTTTTGAAGGAGAGCGAAAAGAGGAGGAAGCTAAGTTTAGCCATTCCTCTTATTCTCTTAATAAATCTTTTAAAAACGATGAGCTTGTAGTAGAGTTGATTCAATCCTTTACAGTGTCTGACAATTTTGATTTTTTTGCCAAAGCAGAAATTGATCAAGAAACGGGAGATGAAGAGCTTGATAATATGTTGCGTAAAATTCAAGAATCTGATTTTGATGAACCTTTTATTTTAGATACTATCCTTCAAGGACAATATCCAAATAAGCCACAAGATATCAAAGTCTCTGGAGAAGATCCAAAAAATACTAGTGAAGACGAATAGAGTTTTAATAACTGGGGCAGGTGGCTTTATCGGCGGCAATTTAGCCGCCTATTTAAGTAATAGAGGTTATGATGTGACCAAGTTTGATACATCATTTGGCGATTCTGGTTATCCAGAGTTAATTAATCAAGATTACGTTATCCACCTAGGTGCTAACTCCAGCACCACAGAAACAAATGTAAAAAAAATAGTAGAGCAGAACTTTGAGTATTCAAAAAAGCTTTATGAAATGTGCAAACTGATTGATGTAAAGTTTCAATATGCTAGCAGTGCTTCTGTTTATGGCTTGTCAAGAAGCTTTAAAGAAAGCGACTTTTGCAAACCAGTGAGTCCATATGCTTTTAGTAAATACATGTTTGATTGTTGGTTAATGAATCAAGATTATCCATATCAAGGATTTCGGTATTTTAATGTTTATGGTTTAGGGGAAGAAAAAAAAGGAGACCAAGCTAGTCCTGTTTCTAAATTTATTAAACAAGCGCAACAAAATGCAGAGATAAAAGTCTTTGATAAAAGCGGCAAATATAAAAGGGATTTTGTTTCCATTGATGATGTTTGTGAAATACATTACAGAATGCTAGAAAGTGATGCCTCTGGTATTTTTAATGTTGGGACAGGTCGAACTACATCATTTAAAGATGTCGCAGATATTATTAAAACACACTCTAATTGCATTATTAAGGAAATACCTATGCCTCAAGAGTTAAAAGGCCAGTATCAAAAATTTACAAAAGCCGATAATTCAAAATTGTTAGAGATTATAGGTGATTATGAGTGGCAGACTGTAGAACAATATGTAGATCAAAATATTGATGCTTTCGTTAATTAAAAGTGTTTTAAAATCAATTGAGCTATATTTATCTTTAAAAAATAAGCTCTTTTACATAGAATTAAGGAACAACCATGAAAAAACCAGAAAAAGGATTATTCAAGAAATTGAAGACATTCGCTCCAACGGTGGTGATGCTGATAGGGGCGACCTCTTGCGCGACGAACTCATCCGTGAAGACTCAAGCTTTCAACATTTATCAGCCTTCTACACTAAGCTTGAAGAAGGGGGTTCCAGTGAACACAAGTAAGGGTGCTTATATTCCCCAAAGTGATGAAATCTGGCACTCTGACAATAGATTTAGAAGCCTTGAAAGGCAACTTTATTTTCCTAGTGGTAAATAATTAGTTGATTTTTTTAATTCTAAAAATATAATATCGTATATATGAAAAATATTGAACTTGAATTCACAGAAGAAGAACTCCAAGCTTTGGCTCAGTTAATTGATATTGCTGTTAAGTCTCAAGGTATGGGTGTTGCAGAAGCAGCAGTCGTTTTGGTAAATAAAATAAGGTCTGCTGTAACCCCAGAACAGCAAGTCGATTCAAATCCTGAGTTTGCTCAAGAGGTCAAGCCTCTTGAAGATCCAGAGACTGACGAAGAATAATTTCCCTTGACTGCTACAATTCTGTAATATATGTTCAACTCATGAACAAAACAATTCTAACAACACTTGTCATGTGCGCTACAATGTTTAGCGCAGTTAAAGCTACTGGCCTTTCAGATGTATCTGCTGAAGGTGGCATCTCTTTTAGTAATTTGTCCACCCGTAATGGTTTAACCGTCAGGGAGGATACTACAAACTATTCCCTACTTTTAGGAACCTCTGTTGCAGATGGAGATCTATCTGTTGGTATTGGTCTCTTTGAAGGAGACGGAAATACAGACACTGATATTTTAGTATCTTGGGGTCGGTCAGTAAATCTTCTAGGTCAAGATTTTGAAGGCGTAGCTTCTTTTAGGAAGATTGAGTCTTCTTACGGAGGCTGGGAGCAGCTTGGTCTAGGGTTAACTTATACTGACTCTATTGCAGACCTAACTGTAAACGCTTGGCATCAACTTGGTTCTAGTGCTTCTTATGGAGCAGAGGTTATTATCTCTAAAGACTTAGGTCTTTTTATTGATAATCTCACTGTTACTCCTTTTGCTTCTGCAAATTTCGCAAACGACTATAATGCTGTAGAGCTTGGAGTTTCTCTTGGGTATGATTTCGGCAATGGCCTCTCTATTGGAGCTAAAGCCTCTTATCTTAACAATGATGCAGAAGGCACTCTTTACGATCTTGATCACGATTGGGGCGTTAGTGCTGGACTTAGCTATAAGTTCTAATTTTAATTAATTTATATATAAATTTTAAAAGCCTCCTTCACGGGAGGCTTTTTTTGTGTAACATAAGAATATATGGAACCCGAAAAATCGATAATCAAAGAATTCTTGAATGGTGGTTGGCTGGTTTCCTTGATCGGGGCTGCGGCTATGTTCGCTAGATTATTACACGCTAACAAAGATTTATCTTGTATGGAACAATTCAAAAAGATTGTAACAGCGGGTATAGCTGCAACTATCGCTTGGTTTGTTCTAGAACAAACAGACGTTTCATCTCTAACTAAAGCTATTACTTATGGTATCATTGGAGTCATTAGTCCAGAAGTTATTACGGGCATTGTTCGGATCGGAGAAAAATTCGCAAGAAACGCCGATAAGTTTCTCAGAAAATAAAACTATGCAATTTAAAGGCAAAAAAGAAGTCGTAAAAGCAGTGCAAAAACTTCTTGGAATTTCCTCTGATGGAATAGATGGCCCAGTGACTTGGAATGCTATCTTAGCTCAAATATCCACTAAGGAAACTCCTGCTATAAATGCAAGTATACCACAAAAAATGGTCTTATTAGCTAGAGAGGAAATAGGAGTATCTGAAGTGGATGGCAGTAATTGTGGGCCTAGAGTCGATGAATACAAAGCTGCTACATGGCTTGATCCAGATAAAGGTTGGCCTTGGTGTGCTGCATTTATTTGTTGGTTAGTTAGAGAAGCTATTGAAGATGAAAAAATATCATTCAAGAGACCTAGAACTGCTGGAGCTTGGGACTTTGAGAATTGGGCAAAACAACAATCTGGTAAGGGGGTCGAACTCCGCAAGCCTACAAACGAAGATATTAAAGCTGGTGATATAGTTGTTTTCACATTTTCTCACATTGGTCTTGCTGTAAAAGACGTAGACTCAAGTGGCTATGTCACTACGATTGAAGGTAATACCAATGGGGCGGGTAGCAGAGAAGGAGGTTCTGTTCTAGAGAAACGAAGGCATGTTTCCAAGATAAGAAGTCGCATAAGATTAGCATAACAGATAGATGGTTATATAGAAATTCGTAGGAGAAATTATAAGATAATGTTTTACGGTTTCATCAAAAAGATAATTAACTTCTTAAGAACTTACAACAGAGCGGTTAACGAAGTTGTTTCTCCAAGAGTGGGTATCGGCTCAACGAGCGTGGGTATCGGCTCAACGAGCGTGGGTATCGGCTCAACGAGCGTGGGTATCGGCTCAACGAGCGTGGGTATCGGCTCAACGAGCGTGGGTATCGGCTCAACGAGCG